AAACGTGGAGACCCCCGACCCGACTCAGGAGTCCCCACTTACCTAGCTAGGTATTCTTATGATGGGCGTGTGATCTTAAGGTTAGTATCTTCTGTTGTGTCATATAGAGCAACAAAAGACATATTAACCATACGGCTAGTTGGTCCATCGACGCCAACATCAGCAGAGTTAATCTTGACCCGTGGGAATTGGAATGTGTGTGCATTAGCTCCTGTAGGGTCATCCACAGACACTTCAATCTCAGTTTCAGTCTCGTTGAGGAAACGGTTGATAAGTGCTGCATCCTCAAAGTAGGCTGTGAGCGTACCTTCGACTTCTGCACGACCATACTCAAGTGATGGTGCGCTATCATCGCCAATTACGAAGGTGGGGGCAAAAGAGTTAGTTAAGGTGAAGTCTAGTGCAGTTACGATAGCTACAGCAGATGCACCACCTACGTTACCGATAGAAATGTCACCTGAGTAAGCATCAAAGGGTGCAGCACCAGATGCAGCGTTCTGTGTCTTCTGTGTAGCACCGATAGTCATGTCCTTACCAACCATGCCGAAGGTAGTTGCTACCATCTGGTTAGGCGCAAGAGATATACCCATAGTGGAAACTGACAGACCCGTGAATAAACGAGCTTGGTCAATGTCAGCAGCGTAGTCTTCTATAGAGAAGAACTTAGGTGCAACGCCAACTTTAAGGACATTAGTTGCCCAAGTGTTTAACATAGCTGACTCAAGGAAAGCATCGTAGTCGCCATCTCGTAGGTCAACTACAATATCACCGCCTACTTGACGGTTACCGTGACGATCTACGCGAGGCATACGGTCAGCTTGAATATCATTACCAGCTACACGATCTTTAGTGAGGTTCAAAGAGTGTGTGCTGAAGGGAAGATTAGTAAAGTCGCCAGCAGGTGTTGTACCAAACGTAGATTCTACGATGAACGACAGACTGGAGCGTGAGCCTTGTGCGAAAGCCATATTGTTTCTCCTAAAGGGAAGTTATTTGTAAATGTACCATCCAATGTCTACACGGACGTAGTACCAAGGGCTGTCTATAATACCCTGCTGTCGTTCTGCGTAGTCGATAGATACTTTGATAGTTTCTGTGTCAGAGTTAGTAAAGGATATGTCAGTTGTGGCTTCAAACGCTTCTATCAATATATTAGCGTAATCATCAGCCGCCTTTGGTCCTTTACCCTCTGGAGTGTGTGCCAAGATAGAAAACACACCTTGGTATCTTTGTTGTGGATTTAAGCCCCTTGCAGCAGGGCGTCTTTCTACTGGTAAGAACATAACTTGTAAAAAGCTAGTTCCAGTTGTAGGCTCAAAAGTTACGTTCTCATAAGCCACACTAGGTATGCCTGACACATTGGAAAGGTGACTTTCAAGTGCAGCCCTAATATCATTGTATATACTAGCCAAACTTATTCCTCACCTTTGCAAAAACCCCATATCCGTAGGTATCCTCAACATCCCTAGCGTGGGTTGAACGATTTATCAGGGTAATCTTATCAGAAGTCTCTAGGTTAAACTTATTAATGTCTCCGTAAAGGTTTTTTCTTGCTTTAGAAGCAAAGGTTTCCCTCTTAGCTTCACCTTCTTTAACACTATCAGACCTAGCTGAACGACTTTTCATACGACCACCACCTTGACCAGCAGGTATCATAGAAAAACTTTCTACATAAGCACCAGTGTCAACAGGGGAAATAGCTACAGCGTAGTTAGCAATATGCTCAAGCTGATCTTTAATAGCTTCTTCAATACTGCCATTTGCCTTGTCTAGCTTTTGCTGTAAAGTTTTGTTTACTTTAACTGTTGATTGTACTGACATACTATTCCCTCACATCACAGAGGTAACAAATACGAGTACCAGCAGAGAAGATAGTAACTACAGAGATAATCTTTACGTTGTCTCCATTGCCAACAACAAGGTCATCAGTATCTGGTTCGACAGCAAGACCAAGTGCAGGTATAACACACTTACGAATACCCCTAACGACCATATCCATGTTTCCAGAGATGCCATTATCGTAGTTGTACATATAGCCCGTGAAGGAATAGTCCGTAGTAGCTGAACCATCAATCTCACCAGTAGCAGGGTTGTAAGTCCCACCTGTAGTCACCTTACGAAGAGTTAGGCTTTCACCAAAGTCTTGTACAAGTTTTAGCAAGTCATAGGAGCGAAAAGACATCTTACCTCTCCTTATTCATACTCTGGTGTTTGGTAACTTGGGGGGTTCTTGAAACGGTCTCTACGGAATGAACCTTCGATACGGTTAGTGTTATCACGTACAGAGTTTACCTTAGACTTGGTAATGCCACCAGCAAGGATACCGACAGATGCACCAGAGGTCTTACCTTGGTACTCTAGGTTATCAGCTAGTGTTGAGTAGTGCTTCATAAGGTCAGAGTAGTCAGCCTTAAGTGCGCCATCTAGGGACGTGTTTACCTTACGGGCATACTGAGAGGATATGGTACGGGCTATCCACCCAGCAGAATAGTAAACGTTGTCACCGTTCTGAGACAACCCGAAGGTAATCTCTGAGTCTTGTACCTGTTGATCTTGAGTGTCGGTATCACCAACCAGAAGACGAACAGTGTTGAGGCGACCAGAAGCCGTAGTAGTGTTTAGATCAGATGGATCATATGTCCAAGCCATTCAAGTCGTCCCTTCGTTTTACTATTATCCGAGAACCTCATCCCGAATGCGGTAGAAGTCTTCACTGATCCATGCGCTGTTGTTTAGGAAGCGACGGATGAGACCTCTTTGTTTGTCGTCGATCTTAGACTTTCGACACTTCTTTGTGTTGTACTCAGATGTACTTGAAGTCCTGTCTTTGACGATGACATTAAGTAAGCTAACAAGGGTATCTAGCTGCTTGCTAGAGAACTCAGACAACCTGTCTCCAACCTTGTTCTGTACTTCTAATTCTTTGTTGTGGTAGAGGTAACCAGAGGTGTAAAGACTAGCGACCTTATCTTGATCTATGCTTTGCTCCAACCAGTTAAAATGTTCACCACGTTTCCAGTTCTTGCCATTAGCTGACACTGGTAATTTAATAAACACAGGCCAATCAACCTGCCAACCCAAATATGTAGGGTGCATGAGACTACTCCGTTATGTAAGGATACTGTTATGTTCTTTTATAAGTTGGGTGGAACCCCAAGTCTAAGCTCAGGGTTCCCCGTTAGTATAGTGTAGGCTTAAGCTACAACAGCCTCAAAGAAGTAACCCAAGTCATTTCCGACGACTTTCATGTCGTAACACATCTTAACTTGGATATGCTCTGCAACTTGCTGACGCTTCAGTGCATCGTCGGAGAAGCTCTCGACGGTAACACCAAGGTTGTTTACACCAGGAACATTGTTCCAAGCGAATGTCAGACCTGCTGCTGGTGTCATAAGACCAGCGGAGCGTGGCGTGTGAGCCAACAGTGCGTTCTTACCACCGATAAAGGCGTTAGATTCAGCAACACCTTCTACAGAGTTGTTCTTGACAGCTTCCATGACGTAGAAGTTTTCTACCTCAAAGATTTCAGCCAATTTAGCGTCTGTGATAAGCGCAGTGTTTGTGACAGTTGCACCGCCGTTAAGACGAGCAAGGATGTCTGGGTGGTTGACCAGAACGTCACGTACTTCTTTACCAACAACCATTGTGTTTGGCTTGAAGCCACCAGAACCCAACTGCATTGTACGACGTGCAGTAGTTACGTCTGTCAATGGTGTGGAGTTGGTGTAGTCAGACCACAGGTTGGATGGTGTAGCATCTGTAGCCCAGATACCAGCAGAGAAGAAGGAAGAAGCGAACTTCTCTTCACGGTCAATGAGGACACGGTTAATAACCGTCTGTGCGCCAGCGGCACGAATTTCCAGCATTGCGTCTTCGTTAGCAAGTGTTTGCTCATCAAAGTCCATGCCAAGTCCATATACGTCAGCAAAGTAGCTGTCGTTGGAGATTGCCATGCCGATGCGGTTTACTTCGGTACGTGGTGCAAGTTTCTTAACGTCCCCTGCGCGGTTCATGTTCGCACGGTCGTACTTGTAGAACTTATCGGACTGACGTTGTACACCTACAACTGGAAATACTTTGTCAGCGATAAAGTTTGTTTGTTCTTGTACATACGCCAGTGTCAAGTTAGACAAAGGCTGGTCAATATGTACAGCGGATGGAGTCAAAAGTGGCATTATGTTATTCCTTAAATGCTAGATTAGGCGGCTACGTTGCCACCCTGAATCATTTCGATTTCGATGATCTGTCCATCGACAGCCGCTTCACGGGCATAGCCTAAGATAACATCACCAGTTGCGGCGGTTAAAGCATCGCCAGATGCGTCTGTTTGTACAGCGGCTCCAGCGGCAATAGTACCACCAGCAGTTACCATAACTGAGCCTGAGACACATACTGTTACTGCGTTACCAGCAGCAGCACCAGCGAGACATACGCCAATGGCGTTTTCACCAGCGGAGTCAGCCAGATCAACTTGACCATCTGACTCAAGAGTTACGAATTTGAATTGTGCTGCGGAGAGGTCTTCGCCAGCAATAAATGTGCGGTTGTCGCGGGATTGCATTACAGCCATTTTTATTCCCCTTTATAGGATTTGTTAATCAGAGCTTTACCAGCATCAGTCTTAGCTACAGCAGCATAAGCCTTGGCAAACTCACTTTTCTTCAGTTTGTTTTCGTCCATGTAGGACTTTACGAGGGCATCCAGTTTGTCAGCAGAAGTAGCGAACTCACCGTCTACGTCAGACTTGCCAAATTCTTGCATAGCTGCATCGAATGCTGCATCAGCGGCCTTCAGTGCTTCCATGATTGCTTCATCTTCGGAAAACTTAGCTACGAGAGATTTAGCGACAGAGATGTCAAAGTGTGGTAGAACTTCACCAGCACGTTTTGCCAGTTCAATGTCAGCCTTCTCAACAGCAGAAGCTTCAAGTGCTTTAAGAACTGGTGCGGGGATGTCAGACTTAACTACCATCTCGCCTTCGACTTCCAGCATCTCGACTTCAGCTTTCTTTTCGATAACATCAGATTTGATGACGTAGCCATTTTCAATAAGACCCTTGCGAAGACGCTCGTTCTCAGCCTTGAGGGTGTCAATTTCGACTTCCTCTGCTGTTGCTTCTTCTGCCTTATCTACTTCTGGAGCTTCTTCCATTTTAGCGGGTTCAGCTTCTTCCTCTTTCATCATGTCGTAGCCAAGAGCTTTCATAGCTTCTGGTTTACCACAAGACTTTTCTTCCATGTATGCCTTTACTTTGGCTTCCATTTCTTCAGTCATTTTAATAATTTCCTCTTCGGAATTGTCACGCTTGAAGAGACTAACCATCGCCTGTGCATTGGCTGGACGGTCCACAAGGGACAGTTCCTCAAGTTGCAAGTTTTTTAGGAGGTTAGGCAAGATTAAATCTCCTCTTTCATAGCACGACCGCCAATGGAGAAGGCCGCAAGTTCGCCAGACTTCACCATAGCCCAGATGCCATCGTCGAATACTTTGTAAGCAACGACCCATCCTTCACGGTCAGACTGGATACCAAGAGCATCACCGATTTCTTTGGTGATAGGAAGCGAGTGGACTACTGTGCCAACTTGCTCTCCTGTGTGCATAGCCTTGCCGACACGCACATGCTCCATAAATTCGTTTACAGCTTTCACAAGTGTGCCAGCTTCGATAACATCCCCTTGGCGGTCTACTACAGCTTCACCCTTTTCGGTTACTACTGAGGCCCAGCCATAGACCATACGCTGTTCTTCGTCGGTCTTAAGGATTTTACCTTCTATATTCTTTGTCATATCACTCACTGATGTACCTGCTTCCCACATACGGCATGACCAGTAGCCAGCCTTTGTTTTGTCCTTCTTGGTGTCACACGAATGACGGGAGCGAAAATTGGCACGGGCTTTGGGGTCATCACGACGGATTTCCATGTTAGGGTCGCCAAAGGTAACTCTCTTAACCTTGCCACCGTCCTGTACGAACACTTCAAACTTCTTGTTGCCACCTTTGATGCGACGAGGCTTGTTAAGTGTTACTTTCTCACCTTGGTACTCTGCCTTAGCAAACTCTGTCTTTATTACCTCAGCTACAATAGCCCTGAGAGCCTCTATACGGTCCACTGAGGAGCCTTCTTCCTCTTCTATAGCCTCATCCCTGCCATAGTGTGCTAGATAAGCCTCATGGCTCTCTGCTGGCATGTAAACGGCTTGACCGTCGTAGTCGTGAACGTGGATCTTGCCTTCAAGTCCCATATCCATGCTACGAGAGACTGCCTCTGGCTCCGTAGTGAAGATATCGTTGGCGTATTGTGCCTTCTTCATGGACTTCTTCTTGCTTGAGGATGGATGTGCAGAAGGTAGAAGGTCTTTATCGTGATTAGCCGACTTAGAACCGCTTACGATCTTAAGAAAACTGTTGACACGGGCCATAGCCCATTGCTCAGGTGACTTTACGTTAGGACGAACGCTTGCAGGGTTAGTCTTGTAAGCACCAACACCACGGTCATATACCGCTTGAAGCATACGCATAGTAACTTTATACTTAGACTTCTTGTTGTGGGCTTCCATCTTGTTTTTGAGGCCAGTCTTTGACATTATAATACTTTCGCTAAGTAGCCCTTGAAGATGCCAAACACTATTGCATTGTTGTCTTGTGTCTCACAACGAATACGCAGGTCTGAGTTCTTGGGGGCGATAATTGCTGGATCAAGGCTTATGTCTGAGTTTCCGCCAGTGGAAGATGCGGTAAAACAAGCCATTGGTAGGAATACACCATTAGGTTCTCTTATCTCAACGTAGAAATCTACGGCTGCTGACGTTTTAGCACTGACTGAGCCATAGAACCCTGTCATAACGTAATAGTCCTGGTCGCTGAACGTGGTTGCAGACTTTAGAGACTGTTGGAAGCCCAGAGGAATATCGATGTGCATCTTAGTAGCGTCTGAAGGTATACCGCCAGATATTGTTGTATCCTCATATACAGCCACACGACCAACTAACTCTGCACCGCCCCCATTACTAATTCTTGATACTCTTGCGAGGGGCGTATCTAAAGTTACCTTGGTCTGTCCACTGAGAGTTACATTCTGTACAACAAAAGTGTATTTTCCATCTAATACTGTATGACCCTCTACCCTAATAACCTCTGTATCTGATGTAGAGGAGGAAGATATACGAGAGATAGAGTTAGTTGAAACGTAGGCTTCATTACCACCAACAGTCCAGACCGTCTGTAAGCCAGAGGTAGAAAGTTGTGCAGACCGTCCAAACTTAAGTAAAGACTTAGCCTTGCGGTCAACAGAAACTTTATCCCCGTAGGTAGCCTCAATCTCACGTTCAGCTTGTACAAGCCTACCATCAGGGACTTCATAAGCTCGTCTAGGCCAACCACCAAACATCTGATCTATTTCCTCTTTTATAACGACGTTAGGGTCGAAGGGTTTACCAACATCAGGTCTTTGTGTTACTATGTTTTCTGGAGATAAGTTATTAACTTGAGTAAGGCTCGTTGAACCTACTGTCGGGATACCTGTTAATATACTATCGACAGAAAAGTTTTCTTCTTCTGTGAGGGTAGCAAGAGAGACAACAGGGTTTGTTGTGAGTATACTGCTTGCTTGTACACTATGATCTTGGGTGATTGCCGTTGGTAAGACGACAACATTACCAGTAGTAATACTTGTGGAAGACAGGTTTTGAGCTTGGGTTATAGCCGTAGGAGAGACTATAGGTTGACCCGTTACGACAGAATTTACGTTTGTAACGTGATTTTGGGTTATAGCCGTAGTAGAAATTACGGGTTGACCAGTTACGATGGAAATTACGTTTGTAACGTGGTCTTGAGTTATTGCGGTGGTTTGTAATACTGGATTACCAGTAGAGAAACCATCAGCACCAATGAAATCCTCATTTATTATGGGTTCACTGGCTTCGGTGAGGATTAGCCCACTATCTTGCTGTAGAATCCTGCTGGTCATGGTCCATAACCCTTATTATGCAGGATCAGGTATACCGATAGTAAATGATCCTAGTGAGAAAGTGTTTCCAGAGGAAACAGCTTGGCTTGCCGTAAGAGAGCCTGTAGCAAGTAGACGAGAGTTACCTGTATCAACTATAGAATAGTGTGTAGCCGTACCACTTCCTGTCACTGAGGCGTCTGCTACAGCAGCTACAACAACCTCACGACCACCACCAGACCTGTCAGAAGGGGCAGCAATGGAAAGAGAAGTTGAGTTACCTAAAGTGTAGGTAGAAGTCGCCTCTGCATAACTTGCAGCTTCTTGAGAAGTGATGTCAATTCGGTTAGCCTCAGTATCTAGTACCGTAAGGCCATTGTCGAATACCCTGTTGTTTAGAGTTGCCATTATTCTTGATCCTCAGTTGGGGTCTCTTGTTCCACCTCTGGGTCATAGTCTAATTCAGCAATACCCATAAGGTCACTGATAACTTCTGGGTGACTACTAACGTCAATACCTGCACCATTAAGGTTACGTAGGAAGGAAGAAATCTCACGCAGATCGTGTGGAGCGACATCACCAGCCTCAATGGTTGGCATCATGTCATAGTTCAGACCGTTCAACTGCCAAAGACGCTCGACCAACTGTTTGTTGAGAACATCGACGATTGCTTGGATATAACTCTCAAGCGCACGGAGGAACAGGTCTGTCTTCGACTTGGACAAGGCGTAGGAACCACCAGATGTCCCAAGAAGAAGAAACTCAGAAAGCATAGAACGTGCAATGTCATGTTGATAACGATTAACGATAGGGTTAATGTCTATGTTACGTTTACCGTTTGATGCCATGAGTTCTACATCAACAAGGCGTGTGCTACTAGGCGCACCATCTTTATCAGGGTAGGTATCCGAGGGAAGGATAATGTACCCTTGTTCGTTAAACTTAACGTCACGTAGGACTTGCTGTAGGTTGTGTACGAAGCCTGACTGTGCAGCGGAAGCATCTCCTGAGAGGTACTCAGCAGGAATACGAGCTACAGGGATACCTGCAAGTTCACGCTCTACTGCAATAGCTTCTATCGACTGTAAGTTGTTAAGATACTCGTAAGAAGTATAAGCATTGCGAAGTATAGAACGACCACTGGGGTCTCCATTAAGGCTAGTAGTACGGTAATACAAAGATTTATTGAGGGGAATGTAGTTACGACCACCCATGAACCCCACTTCTTGCTCAATACCTAAGACATCACCAGTCTTTTTTTCTACGTCAAACTTCGATACAGTCCAAGGCGCACGGGATGCAATCTTACGTACACCAATACGTCCGTCAGTGTACTTAGAGTTCTTCTTCGGGGAACGCTCAGTAGGACCAACACGACGCTTGTAGATAACCTCAAACCAACCGAAGCCATACGACAAATAAGATAGAGCATCCGATATATGGTCATCCAGAGTGTGATCCATGTCATCAAGAACACTCTCGACAAACTCTTTCTCTACCCTAGCTGCGTCACTGTCATCAGCAGGTTTTACGTGAAGATCAATATCACGCAGTATTTGTTCAACAGAATACATGACAGCACCTACGGTACTATCGTTATCACGCATCTCACGATACTTACGGATAGCTTTCTTGCCACGAAGCTCAGGCAGGAACTCATCAGCACGGATTTGACCGTTGTACGTATTATCGCCAGCTACACCTAATGTGGTTTTAGCTTTCGCCTCTGAGAGTTTCTTTACCATTGTATCTATCGCTTCTTTACTATTAGCGTGAAAGTCCCTTAACACTACTGTAAGCGAGGGTCAGTTTGGGTTTCGTGTATCCGTTGAGTGAGAGGTCTGTAATTGCCCATACGAGGGCATCAAGTCTATCTGGGGAACCAATCGACCCTAGTGGTTCCCATGTTCTCATTTGTGTTTCTAATTCGTTTAGTGTAGCCCCATCAGGGGGATTAGCTACGTGCTTAACAAGACCACGCTCGTATAAGGCAGATATGGGTTCAGCACGGGCAAACTTACCGCGAGATGCTCGTACAGCTTTATAAGGGACAGTCTCATCTTCACCGTGTATGGTTGTTTTAACCATGTCACCACCTTGGTTTACCTCAGCTACAATACGGTCAGCTTGATGGTGGTGGTATAATTCTATGGCCTTCATAGCCCATCCCTGGGGAGACAGTCTATCTGTGTAGTCACCCAAGACGTAAGCAACACCGTTGACATCTATACCTGCAACGACAATACCTGTCATATCACTTTCAGCATTAGATGTAACAGCAGGGTCAAGAGCAACGACAATACGGGCTAAGTCAGGTACATCCTCATGTTTAACTGAGGCATCATCTAACATAGCCGTAGTCCAAAGTGCGCCTTCAGCTTCCTCTAGCACTTCAGCGTAGAGTTCCTGTCTACCAATACGCGTACCTTCGTACTGTTCCCTAACAGCAGTTAAGTATGTACCAGCAAGGTTAGCAGAGTTATCAAAAGTGCTACCACTGGTAACTGTAGTCTTAGGGTTCTTCAGTAACTCTCTCATCAACTTAGTTGGCTTGGGAGTTGTCGTTACACAAACACGCGGGTGCTTGCCTAAACGCAGACAGAACTGGAGCATCTGCCAGGTGTCTATATCTTTGTTCCACGCGGCAAGCTCATCACACCAAGCGGCTGAGAACTGAGGACCACGTAAACGCTCAGGTTCCTCTGCTGAGTAAAACTCAACCTTAGCACCATTGGCCCAGGTAAGTGATCTCTTAGTAGGGGACCATTCGGGAAAGCCTGTTAGCTTACCGTTGTAATCTTTGTCATGCTTCCAGCATACCGATAGAAAACCACTCTCGCCTTTTACCATGACACGTTCTATGTCTGAGTTGGTAGAGGCCACACAAGCTATACGCTTATGTCCTAGCTTGACTTGCTCTCGTACCCACTCAGCACCACAACGGGTCTTACCGAAGCCACGACCAGCATTGATTAACCAAGTGTTCCAGTCTTTATCGGGAGGAGGAAACTGAGCATCACGACCCCAGAAACTCCAGTCATGCTGGAGTTCATCTACTTTGTCTGGACCCAGTGCAGCAAACAGTTCTTTTACCTTAGTTGCTGGGAGACTTCTAAGCGTATCTGCTGTTATCTTGCGGGTCATCTTCTTGTTGGTCATCGGGGTCAAGTCCTAAGAGTGTCATAATCTGATCTGCTGCTGACACATCAAGCTCAGGGTCAATCTCTTGCTCAACCTCGTTGATAGTGTTCTGAGGCGACCAACCAGCTTTAGCTCTCAAGGCCAACTCTTGTGACTTAAATGTGGCAGAGTCTTTAGCATCACCATTGATAGCCTGGTCATAAACTCTTGAGCCAATACGAGATATGATATCGGAATGCTCTGCATCCCAGAGTTTACCATATATTTTATAGAAGGTAGTCATAGAGCTTGGCGCATTCTGTAGATGCTGCATAGAACGTAGGGTATCTATTCTAGAAACACCACCACGGACACACTTAACCACATGGTTCTCTATGGTCTTACTGTAGGGTAGTTTCTTTGCCATCTTACCAGTCTCACTTATATGTATTCCCCCGTGAACCCCAGCAAGACCGCTTCTGTGAACGATGAAGGGTGTGGAAGTTCGTCTTGGTTGAACAGGGGGAAATAGGGTATGTCGCTCCTGTGAAGGACCACGACAAAAACAAGAGTTATAGCGTATCGTCGTTATCCCCTAACAAGAGATAGCTCTAGAGTAACTCTAGTGTTATTGTTTATGATGATGACGACGATGTGCTTATAGCACTAGAGCAACTCTAGAGGTTACTTTAGTTAGTGTCTTACTATACTATATAGACATATTCAAGAAAATTATACCCTAAAAAATAAACTATTTTATATCTCGTTGATAACTAATGATTCTTTTTTGTTTGTCGTTGGCTTATCGTGTGTAAATGTGGGCGAGGTGTGTCATTTAGGTTACAGTCAAAAGTAATTTCTTATTTTGGATTCGTAGGTGGAGACCCGAATCACCTGATTAGTTGGCCTACAATATCTAGGGACCCATGTCAACCCCTGCCTGGATCACGAATTGTTACAGTATGTTACACTAAAGTAGTTTAATGTTAAACTAAAGTAATAAACCAAAGTAGTTTAATGTTAAACTAAA